CATCACCGCACTGGACTTCGACAAGTGCATCGGCGCCAAGGGCTTGAGCGAGCTGCCGCCTGAGATCATGGCGATCGTCGGCCGCACCTATGCCGAATACTCACCCAGCGGTGAAGGCGTGCGCGCCTTCGTGAAGGGCAATCTGGGCAATCACAAGAGCCTCGCCGAGCCGGGGCGCTTCGGTTTCGAGACCTTCAACAGCAACGGCTTCGTGACCTTCACGAACAACATGCTTCCGCACATCGACCTGTGCGGCCTAGAGGACACGATCGCCGACGCCGATGACAGCGTGCGCAGCCTGTGCGAGGCCCGTTTCGGCCGCAGCAGCCCGGCGCCGGCGGTGGGCAACGACGATCCCTTTGCCGGGCTTGAGCCCCAGATCGGTCTGAGCGTCGAGCAGATGCAGACCCTGCTGGCGGGCCTCGACCCCGACATGGGGCGCGACGACTGGATCCGGGTCGGCATGGCCCTGCACCATGAGTGCGAGGGCGATGACACGGGCTTTGACCTCTGGAACGACTGGTCTGAGGCCGGCGGCAAGTACCCCTCCGAGGAGGCCCTGCGCGCCCAATGGGAGAGCTTCACCCGGCGCATGGGCCCCGGCCGCCGCCAGATCACGATGGCATCGGTGCTGAAGATGGCCAAGGAGGCTGGCATTGCCCTGCCGCGCCCTACACTGGCGGCCTCGGCCGAGGATCTGAAGGCCGTCGCCGCCGATACCGCTGAACAGATCGCCGACCTGCCGCCCTCCGAGGGGGTCTGCACGCCCGAGGGCTTCGAGGGGCGGTTCCGTGTCTACAGCGCCGAGAGCCTCGCCCAGCGCGATCCCATTGGCTGGCTGATCAAGGGCGTCCTGCCCGACGCCGACATGGGTGTCCTGTTCGGCGCCAGCGGCTCCGGCAAGAGCTTCGCCGCGCTGGACATGGCCGGCTCGATCGCCCGCGGCGTGGACTGGCGCGGCCGGCGCGTGCGCAAGGGCCGCGTGATCGTCATCGCCGCCGAGGGCGGCGGGGGCTACGGCAAGCGCATCAAGGCCTACTGCCAGCACCACATGATCGAGATGCGCGATCTGGACATTGGCGTGATCACGGCCGCGCCCAATTTCCTTGAGGCCGAGGACATCAGCGAGGTGGTGGCGTCGATCGTCGCCGCGGGCGGCGCCTCGCTCCTGATCGTCGATACATTCGCGCAGGTGACGCCGGGCGCGAACGAGAACGCGGGCGAGGACATGGGTCTGGCGCTCAAGAACGCGCGCGGCCTGCGCGAGGCGACGGGGGCCATGTGCCTCCTGATCCACCACGCGGGCAAGGACGCCTCGAAGGGCGCGCGCGGCTGGAGCGGCATCAAGGCCGCCGCCGACGTGGAGATCGAGATCAGCCGCGAGGAGGAGAGCCCCGTGCGCCAGATGCGCACCAGCAAGATGAAGGACGGCGACGACAACCTGCGCTGGGGCTTCAAGCTCGACATCGTCGACGTGGGCATCGACGGCGATGGCGACGTCGTCACATCCTGCGCGGTGATCGAGACGGACGCGCCCGCGCCCTCCGCCAACGACAAGGACCGCAAGGGCGCCAAGAAAATCGGCCGCGTCGAGGCGCACATTCTCGACAGTATCGAGCTGATCGACGCGCGCACGACGAGCATGGCGCTGGACAAGTTCGTGGCCCTCTGCGTCGAGGGCATGCCCCTGCCGGAAGACGGCAAGCGCGACATCCGCCGCCAGACAATACACCGCGCCCTCAAGGGCTTAACCAAGGGCGCAGACGCCCCCCTGATCATAGACCACGGGCGCGTAACTTTCTGCAAATAGGGGCTTGCAATCGGGTGATTGCAGGTATATCTAGAGCGGACACTAACTAAGGGACAACCAATGTTTGCACATATCACCAAGATCAAGAACGGATACGAGCTGCGCATCACTGACAGCAACCGCCCCATCGGCGGCGCTGTCTATAGCGTACCCGGCAAGCGCGAAGCTCGCGCTATCGCCGCGCAGTACAACGCCAAAGCATGGAACTTTTAACATGAAAGACAGAACCTATTACCGCGCCATGTCGGACGGCTACCTGATCGACGAGGGCAAGGACAGTGAGCACGAGCTGTGCATCGTTCTGGCCGAGCGCCTTGAAGACGCCGTTGCGCTGGATGAGAAGCTGGCCGATCAGCAAGACACGATCGACGACCTGAAGCGCGAGATCGCCAATCTCGAAGACGACATTGCCGATCGCGAGGCCGACATTTCCGCACTGATGAGACAGCTTGGAGAGGGACAACCGACATGACGTACCGCGTAGAAGTATCCGCCGCGACTATCAACGAACTGAGCGGCAAGCTGGCCGCTCTGGCGTCGCAGCTCAAGGGTCTGCCCAGCACGTTCGACGTGCTGCGCGTCGAGGCCAGCGAGATCAACTTGCCCGCACCGGCGCCCGAGGTGAAAGCTGAACCGACGCCTGAACCCGCGCCGAAGCCTGAACCCGCGCCGAAGCCTGAACCGGACGCGCGCGTCTATGACTACAAGACCGAGGTCGCCCCGCTGGTCCTGAAGATGGTCGCCGCGAAAAGCCGCGACGACGTCCGTGAGCTGCTGGCGACGTTCGGCGTCAAGAGCGCATCGGAGCTGGAGGCCTCGCGCTACGGCGAGCTGGTCGACGCCGTCAACAAGGCGATGGGCAACTGAGCATGGCGCATCACTCCGTCCTGTCGCCCTCGGGCGCGCATCGCTGGATGCGCTGTCCGGGCAGCATCGCCGCCGAGAGCGGCATGCCCGACACCTCCAGCAAGTACGCCGCCGAGGGCACGGCGGCGCACGAGCTGGCGTCGAAATGTCTTGAGCTGGACGCCAACGCCGAGGCCGTGATCGGCGACACCATCACCGTCGACGGCTTCGACTTCACCGTCACCGCCGAGATGGCGCGCCACGTCAACGACTACTGCAAGCTGGTGCGGGAGTACGCGGAAGGCGGCCAGCTTCTGGTCGAGCGCCGCGTCAACTTCAGCGAGGCCATCGGCGTGCCGGACAGCACGGGCACGTCCGATGCCATCGTCATCCATCCTGACCGTATTACCGTCATCGACCTGAAGTACGGCATGGGCGTGAAGGTGGACGCCACGGAGAACGAGCAGCTTCAGCTTTACGCGCTGGGCGCCCTGCACGACTACGACGTTCTGGGCGACTTCCAAGAGATCGTCATGGTCGTCCACCAGCCGCGCCTGAACCACGTCAGCGAGTGGTCGATCCCGGCCGCCAAGCTGGAGGAGTTCCGCGAGAACGCGCGCCTTGCCGCCATTGAGGCGCTCGATCACAGCAACCCGCGCCTTGAGCCGGGCGAGAAGCAGTGCCGCTTCTGCAAGGCCAAGGCGACGTGCCCGGCTCTGAAGGCCGAGATCAGCGACACCGTCGGCGGCATCGCCAGCCCGTCCGACTTCGCGGATCTGGCGGTGGCCGAGGAGGACGAGCTCTCTCAGGCCATGCAGCGCGTCGAGCTGGTCGAGCAGTGGTGCAAGGCCATCCGCGCCGAGGTCGAGCGCCGCCTGCTGGCGGGCGAGGCCGTGGCCGGCTTCAAGCTGGTCGAGGGCAGGCGCGGCAACCGCGCGTGGACGAACGAGGACGAGGTGGAGAAGCTGTTTAAGAGCTTCCGCTTCAAGAAGGAAGAGATGTATGATTTCAAGCTGATCTCGCCCACCAAGGCGGAGAAGCTCTTGAAGTCCAACCCCGGACGCTGGGAGAAGGTTGAGGCACTGACCTCTCGCGGCGACGGCAAACCATCGGTGGCACCCGCCACTGATAGGCGGCCAGCACTGGCCGTCTCAAACTCTGACGAGGATGTCCTCGCCAGATTAACTGCAGACTGAAAACTGCTAATTGGAGAACTACGAAATGCAAATCCGTATCAAGAATGTCCGTATCTCGTTCCCGGCTCTTGCTGAACCGGAAGCCTTCGGTGATGGCGAGCCCGCATATCAGGCCAAGTTCATCATCCAGCCCAAGTCCGAGCAGGCCAAGGCGATCAAGGATGCCATCACTGCCGCTGCCAAGGAGCAGTGGAAGGACAAGTCCGCCGACGTAATCAAGTTGTTGACGGAAGATAAGAAGGTTGCCTATGTCGAGGCGCCCTACCGCAACAAGAAGTCCGGCGAGACCTATGCCGGTTTCGAGGGCATGCACTACCTGTCGGCGCGCAATTCCAAGAGCCGCCCGACGGTCTACAACAAGGCCAACGTCAAGCTGGAGAGCTCGCGCGACATCGAGAGCCTGATCTACTCCGGCTGCTACGTCCACGCCCTCGTCGACATCTGGGCGCAGGACAACAAGTGGGGCCGGCGCATCAACTGCACGCTGCAGGGCGTGATGTTTGCCAACGACGGCGAGAACTTCGGCGGCCCGTCCGTGGCCACCGACAACGCCTTCGCCGATTTGGCGCAGGCCGAGGAGGATCTGGTCTGATGACTGTCGTCGGGCACAACAGCGTCGCTGGCGATCAGCTTCGCACCGTCGTCGAGCGCATAGAGCGCCTCGAGGACGAGAAGAAGAACGTCACGGCGGACATCAAGGATGTGTACGCCGAGGCGAAGGGCAATGGCTTCGACGCCAAGACGCTCCGCAAGATCGTCGCCTTGCGTAAACTGGACGAGGACAAGCGCAAGGAGGCACAGGCGATGCTTGACCTTTACGCGCACGCCATCGGCCTTGATCTGATCTAGGAATAAGCCCCGGCGGCTTCACGGCTGCCGGGGTCTCTCCTTCGGCGAGGCGTCCGCTGCCTTTCCGAAATGGTTGTCCCACCCTCCCCCGTAGGGCTGGTGGTGGGCGCCTCACCGAAGGGGAGAATTGGGACAACCTATGACCACCCTGTATCTCGACCTTGAGACGTTCAGCGACGTGCCGATAACGCACGGCACGCACGCCTACGCCGAGAAGGCGCAGGTGCTGCTGGTCGCCGTGGCGATAGACGACAACCCCGTCGCCGTCATGGGCCCGGAGCTGGACTATCTGCAGGAGCTGATCGACGAGGCCGACACTGTCGTGATCCACAACAGCGCCTTTGACCGCACCGTGCTGGCTCACAACAATGTGCGCGTACCCGTCGCGCGGGTTGCCGACACGATGGTGCAGGCGCTGGCGCACGGCCTGCCGGGCTCGCTGGGCCAGCTCTGCGACATCCTCGGCGTGCCGACGGACAAGGCCAAGGACAAGCGCGGCAAGAAGCTGATCCAGCTCTTCACCAAGCCGCGCCCCAAGAACATGAAGCTGCGCCGGGCGACTGCCGAGACGCACCCCGAGGACTGGGCCGAGTTCGTCGAATACGCCCGGCTGGACGTCGAGGCCATGCGCGAGGTTCACAAGCGCCTGCCCGTCTGGAACACGACGCCCGCCGAGCGCAGCCTCTGGATCCTAGACCAGAAGATCAATGACCGTGGCGTGGCAGTGGATCTGGATCTGGCGCGCGCCGCCCTGCGCGCCGCCGCCCGCGCCGGCGCTGATCTGGCCGATCGCGCCAAGGCCGCCACGGGAGGCGTCGTGGGCTCCCTGACGCAGCGCGACAAGCTGATGGCGTATCTGGCGAGCGAGTACGACTACATCCCCGAGAACATGACCAAGGGCACCGTGACGGCGGCCCTGAAGGGTGATCTGGACCCGGCCGTGCGAGAGCTGCTGGAGATCCGCCAGCAGGCCAGCGCCACGTCCCCGGCCAAGTACACCGTGCTGGTCAATGGCACGTCTGCCGACGGCCGCCTGCGCGGCACGCTGCAGTTCTGCGGCGCCGCCCGCACCGGACGCTGGGGCGGTCGCCTGTTCCAGCCCCAGAACCTGCCGCGCCCGACGCTCAAGCACGACGTCATCGAGATGGGCATCGCCGCCATGAAGGCCGACTGCGAGGATCTGGTGGTCGGCAACGTCATGGAGCTGTGCGCCTCCGCCGTGCGCGGCTGCCTGATCGCGCCCGCCGGGCGCAAGCTGGTGATCGCCGACTTGAGCAACATCGAGGGGCGCGTGCTGGCGTGGCTGGCGGGCGAGGACTGGAAGACTGACGCCTTCACCGCCTTCGACCGCGGCGTTGGGCATGATTTGTACGTTCTGGCCTACAGCCGCTCGTTCAGCGTCACACCGGAGCAGGTGATAGACAACAAGAAGACGGGCGACGGCATGATGCGCCAGCTCGGCAAGATCATGGAGCTGGCGCTGGGCTATCAGGGCGGCGTCGGCGCCTTCGCGACGATGGCGCGCCTGTATGGCATTGAGAAGGCCGAGGACGAGGTGACGCCGATCGTCAAGGCGTGGCGCAAGGCGCACAAGTCCGTGGTGTCTTTCTGGTACGACGTCGAGTTCGCCGCTCGCCAAGTGCTGCGCGACAGGAGCGAGAAGCGCCAAGTGCGCGACCTGATGCTCGACGTCGAGGACGGCTGGCTGCGCATCCGCCTGCCGTCAGGGCGCTACCTGTGCTACCCCGACGCCTGCGAGAACGAGAGCGACAAGATCACATACTCGGGCGTCAATCAGTACACGCGCAAGTGGGAGACGCTCGAGACCTACGGCGGCAAGCTCGTGGAGAATATCGTGCAGGCCACGGCGCGCGACGTGCTGGCGCACGGCATGGCGCTGGCCGAGAAGGCTGGCTACGACGTCTGCCTGCATGTGCACGATGAGCTGATCACTGAGACACCCGACGACCCTGCATACTCTGCGGAGGGCCTGTCGGCTTTAATGGCCAAGGGCCCCGGCTGGTCGCTGGGTCTGCCACTGGCCGCCGCAGGGTTTGAGTGCAACCGATACAGGAAGGACTAGAAGATGAGATACATGGAAGAGAGTGATGCCTGTTTGATGTGGTGCCCTTTCTCGCGGGTGAGGACGGGCAAAGCGCAGTCTGACGAGGCGCGCAACGATCCTATTACCCACGATGCCTACGTTGCGACATCGTCTTTCAACAGACTGGCGCAAGAAGATGAGGTTACCCGCATCTCAGGTGTTGAGTGTGTAGCCGGGGACTGCATGGCGTGGCGATGGGCTAGCGACGAAGAGGGCGAGACTAGGGGTTACTGCGGCCTCGCGGGAAAACCTTGACCCCCGAGGGCAAGATCGAGGCCTACCTCAAGAAGTGCGTGCTGGCGACCGGCGGCCGCATACGCAAGCTCTCGTGGATCGGCAGGCGCGGCGCTCCAGATCGGTTGATCTGGTGGCCCGGCCCGCTGATGGCCTTCGTCGAGCTGAAGGCGCCCGGCAAGAAGGCCACGCCGCAGCAGGCACGGGAGCATGACCGTTTGCGCGCCGATGGCTTCACCGTGCTGGTCGTGGACACCCCGGAGGGGGCCGAGGCTGCTGTTGCGGCGGTCAGGGGCGGCCGCTCATGACCCGCACCTTCGTCCCGCACGACTACCAGCACGAGGCCATCCAGCACCTCTACAGCACGCCTCGCGCGGCGCTCTGGATGCCCATGGGCGGCGGCAAGACGG